CAGAACCAGCACAGAAGGTAACAATCTCACCTTTACGCATACCACGGGTCAACTCATTGAGTCCGTAGTAAGGGTAGGGGATACTGTCGTTAGGCTTCGGGGTGGTGAGACGTTCGTATAGCTCGGTGCCGTCCACGATGTCGTCGGGTCGCCACACCTTAGCGTCCCAGAACGCACGGATAACCTCGTCAGCTTTACCAGCCAGAAGCATCTCGTTGGGGTCTTTACCGCTAAGGCGAGCAATCTTGCACTTACCAGCGGGCAGGATGTGGGCGACACTCTCAGCCGCTTCACGTCCAGCCTTGTCTTGGTCGAACATGATGATGACTTCTTCCCAAGTGGACAACCACTCAAGCTGACGTTTAAAGATACTCTTAGCGGACTGTGCGCCACTAGGCAGGGAAACGCAGGGCCACTTGTTGCCTTGGATTTGACTTACGGTAAGGCAGTCAATCTCACCCTCGGTGATGACCAGCTTCTTACCACCATTGGGCCACAGGTTCTGACCGTAGAAATAGTTAGGGTTGCCGTTGCAATGAAAGCTCTTATCCGCAAAGCGATACTTCTGAGCGACCTGTGCGCCATCCATGTTGCGGTAGTTGGCGATGTGGCAGGGCTTGCCGTTAAGCTCACCAATCTGGTAGCTGTATTTGACGCAGGTATCCTTGTCGATACCACGCGGGGTGATGTCCATGAACTTACCTTGGACAAAGCCAAGAGGTGATACGTTACTCATTTTTGTTTGTGTGTTTTGTTGTGTGTCTCGGTTTTTGCTGGGTGTGAAGATACCGCAGGAGTAGCACTTGGTGCTTCCATCGGCGTTAATGGTGAGGGCGTCGCTGCTCCCACAATCGGGGCAGGGTTGGTGTGTGGCTACAGCCGTTAGTTCATCCATTCTTTTGGTATATCCCCCTCGCACCAGAGGAACCCGTGCTTGTCGCACCAGTCCCCGTAGGTTGTCTTGGAGGTCTTGTTGAGTGTGTTGCTTGCTCTCTGAAATACAAATCTGATGTCGAGGTCGGGGTGTGCTTCCCGCACTCGAAGGTGTTTCGTTCGGTCTGATGCTTGCCAATAGCCTTTAACCTCTAAAATAATTCCGTTATCCAAAACGAAGTCGGGCGTGTATTTGCACTCCTTCGTGTACGTCAGCTTCATGCTCTCGTAGGAGTGGTGAACTCCCGCCCGTTTAAGAGCGGAAGCCACCTTTTCCTCGAAACGAGAACGAAACTTAGAACGGCGCGTTGGACGTCTCCGCCTCATTGTCGCTCGTTACTACATCGTTGAATGACTCGCCTTCTCCGACGTAGCCATCTGCCTCAGCACCGAAGCCGAAGCTTCCGTCACCGCCACCGTATTCTACGAGGTCGATAACTTGGACAGCACGGAGGCGCAGGGTGTAGCCGAAGCCTTGGCTTGGAACGAACCAAGTGTTGACTTCAACTGCCATCTTGAGGGTCGAACCGCTACCAATCTTGGGCGTTTCAATCTTCTTACCTTGGCTGTCATAAGCAGCGATGGAGAACTCCAGAGTTCCTTTGGACTTGGTGTGAACCTTTGCCTTTTGCTTGGCGAAGATTTCATACTCTCCATCGTCTGTGATGCGTAGAGGGCAAGACGCTGCACGACGCAACTTGTCTTTACCTTGGGAGGCGCACTCAGCTTTGTAGTCTGCCTCTACTTGTTTGTTGATTTGAGCTTCAAACGCTTTGAAGTCTCCTTCAGATACATGCAGTTTGCATGAGAACACTCCGTCCTCGTCAAACTTAGTGTCTGGTGTGTCGATGCGGGGCCAAACCGCAGTTCCTTTTGGCGATGTGTATACTTTACTCATTTGTATTATTACCTGTTTCGGTGGTTTACTGAATCAGCCAGCGGAATTGCTAACTGAAGAAATACGTGCTGTTGGTGATTTGTGAGATGTCTGCGTTGCCGTATTCGGGCGGCTCTGGCAGAACAATGTTCGTGTTATGTTCCAATTGATGTTTCCAATCTTGGAGCAAGTCAACACTAAACATGTCTACAAATACATTTCTCAAAACTTTACTGAGTGCTTCGCATCCTGTGGCGTGAGTGCCGTAGGAATCGTGAATGAAAGCAAAGTCATAGATGCCCTCCTCTTTGTTGGCTTTGATGATAGTCTTGTGCAGGGCGGCAGCGTCGAGACTGTGAACGAAGTTAGGAGAGACACCATTCTTCTGGCGCATCTTGCTGAGCCTGTCGTCTTCCTCTCGGTAGCGAACGTGGGTAGCTGCTCCGCTAATCCAAGTCTTTACTTGCCGCTGGGTGTAGTTGAAATATTCCTGATGAACGGGGAAACCGCTTGGTGTTACCCAAGACATTGGTTGTCCTTCTGCTGTGATTAGACCAGCACACTCTTGGAACCAGTCCATGCATTGCTTGGGCTTGTCGAGGACGCTCTCGATGCCTTGCCATACTGCCTTGGCTAGAACGTGAATAGCGAGGTACTTCTCGTCGTCGCTGAAGACCTTGGTGCGTCCTTCTCCATGTATCTGGTCGTCATACCATTCGTCGATATACTTACGGTTGCTATACTCGGTCAGCCCGTAACTGTAACACATGACGGGACGCTTGGTGGTCTTACGGTTGATACCAAACTCAAGCCAAGCATTAGAAACCGCGTCTCCCTTGTCTGCTTGCTCCCGAAGGATACGCTCAGCTTCCTTAGCCACCACTGCGTAGATGTCAGCGGGGCTATCGGTAGGCAACACGTTAGTAGCCGCCATGCCGTATTCGTCACGAGTAAGCATCGACAGTATTTGGAGGCCGTTGTTGGTGGCATCCATATTGACTGGGAGGAAAGAGTCGAGCTTACCCGTGTTCTGTAGCTGCGCCCACTCAAAGCACCAAGCAAGGAACTGCCAAGGGTCATCGGCTTCCATCCATAGGCGTTCTTTGGTGGGGTTAGCAGCAATCTTGATTGCGTCGTTCTTAAAGTTGTTTGACCAAGCTACGCGGTCGTCCAGCGTTACCTTGTCGTAGCCCCAAGTGTTTGCACCTTGGATGGCGAGCCACTTGTAGTCGGTGTCCGTCTTGATGCGCTGGGGGCGAGCGAAACGGAGAAGCCCTCGGCACATGTCGGGGCCTTGGATACCTAAGAACGCTGGGATGTTGTAAGCGCGTCCTCGGAAGTCACAATGGGACGGATAAAAGAAACGATTACCGCTCAACTTCTCAGCAAGGAACAACACCTTGGCAACCAGTAGTCGGCGAGAGGTGGTGGACATGTTACGCTTGTGGACACCTGCCGCCATACGTTTCCAAACAGCGTTAGACTTCTTGTTCGTGTGGAAGTCAGCAGGGATGTCGGGCATGATTTCATCGTCACGACTGGGAAGCCCACCGACCTTAACGGAGTTCTTCCAAGCCCAATCCATTGTAGCCAACACCTCATCGTTAATCTTCCAAGGGGTCTGCTGGAGCAGGTTACACGCCTCCATAGGCTCTTCTAGTTTGCCCTCCACGCCACGAAGGAACTCCATGTTGGTTGTCTTGATGAACGGGAGCTTGGGCAGGTCGGTATCTTCAACCTTGTAGCCGCCTTCCCATACAGACTTCCATTCGTCGGGAGTATCCACGGTGGGCAACCAGAACGGGCTGAGCATCTCTTTGTGATAGTTAAACTCCTCGACCCACTTGAGGGTTTCCTCAGCGGCAGTCACGTAGCGGGTTGGGTTGCGTTTGCCTGTGTCCGTGATGTAGCGGTATTCAATGATACCAGTAGCGTCACGCAACAACTCCACGAGGTTCAAGCCAGCAGCCATAACGTCACGACGAGTCCACGTAGGAATGTCTTCCATCAGACCCTTCTCAACTTCATGCTTGATGCTGACTCGGATGTGGTGCTTAGCCGCAATCCAACCACGCTTACGTGTTGCCCCAAGAACGATGCCCTCACCTTTCTTGTTGGCTTTAATGAGGCGGTCACATCGTATCTGGTAGTCCAACACGTTGCCTACCTTGGTGCACATGGAAGCCATCTTGCAGTTGCGTGTAAGCATATCCAAGACGGTTCGCATGACCATGAAGCCAATCTTTTCGGAACTGACTTCCAGTAGGTCGTGTTGCCACTGCCCTTTGTTCTTAACTTTCTTCCAAGAGTCCTTGAGGTCGTCGATAGCTTTGATATAATTCGGAAGCGCACCACGTATGAGTCGCTGTCCGTAGGCTGTCTCTGACTCCGTTCCACGGGCACGCGCACCTTCAACTTTGTTGCGGTAACGCCCGACCCCGATGGTGGTCATTTCGGTGTTCAATTCGTCTTGTGTGAGTTGCTCCATGTGTTTGATGTTGTCAGTAATTTGTCACTACCGCAAAGGCGTTGTCACCGATGCAGGGGATAAGTATTTGTAAATAATGTATTATTTTCAGTGAGTTGCTGAGAGTCTGGCGATTCCCGTGGATTCAAAATCC